ACGGCGACTGACATTTTCACGCTCACTGGAAGTGCCACAAAAACAATTCGCATCACAAAGGTTGAGTTGAGCGCGACGCAGACAACGGCCGCGGCGAATAACATTGTGATGCTTAAGCGCTCAACTGCAAACACTGGCGGCACGTCTTCGACTCCAACTGCGGTGCCGCTTGATTCTACAGACGCCGCTGCAACGGCTGTGTGCCGAGCCTATACGGCCAACCCAACAGCAGGAACTCTGGTTGGAAACTTGCGAGCGCATAAACTTTTTATTCCGACAACGACCGGATCTCCTGGACTTCTCGCTCAAAAGTTTGGGGAAAATAATAAGGAAATTGTTCTACGTGGAACGTCCGAAGTGTTTGCGATCAATTTGAACTCGACAACAATTGCCGGAAACAATTTCGACATTTTTATTGAATGGACTGAGGAATAAAATGCCGTCAAATACCGACTTCAACCCGTTGAATGTGTCTGAGTTTGAAAAAAACAAAATGAACAAAGACGCTCGCGGAGTGATTGGGACCGCGACGGCCGGGACAAGTACAAACTTAGACTTCATTTTGACTGACGATATTTTGATGGCCGGAGGACATGCGTTTTTGGCAAAAGGTGCGGCGTGGGGAGATAAGGTTGATTTTCAGGCGGTCCATCCGATAGCCGGAGTAGTCAATCAGTTTATCACCGGCTGGTATTTAAATCCAGACTCGACTCAACAGCCGCTTCCCCCGTCAAATTATCCAGCCAAAATTCCGGCCGGGTTAACCTTGCGAGTTGTTTATCATTCGGTCGGAGCAACAGACGTGGAGATTGCAGTGAACTACAATTTTGAAAAGGTCCTGGTTTGAAAAGCGTAGTCTTTGGCTTTTCCAGGCCAAAGAAATGGAAGCCATTTGCATGGCTGATCATGGCCTATGACAGTACAGACTATGACCATGGATACTTGAGATTTAGCTCTGATCGCTGGCAATCTGACTTCATTTATCAAAGCTCAGGTGAGCGCACCAACTTTATGGGCGGAGACTATTTCCGCGAGAAAAACATTGTGGTCGAGGAATTTAAGCTTAATGTTCCAGACGAGGTTGAAGGCGCGGTTGGGAAACTATGCGTTGACCGCGAGGGACGGCCATATCCGGTCATGACTATAGTCGGAATAATTCTTGTTAAGTTAATGAAATTCATTAAAGTGGAAATGCGCAATCCTTGGCCGTCAAAGGATCGATATTGTATTGGGGAACAGGCGGAGATACTATCAAAGGGACTAGGAATTTATTGTCCACTGGACTTAAATGAAATCACGCCTTTGGAGTTCAGGAATTGGCTCGTTGAAATTCCTGGAATCATAAAGCTTGAGGGGGAAAAATGATTTCTGATACCGATGCAGACAACTATCTGCAAGCGCTCCAAAAAGAAATTTGCAAAACAAAAAGTGTTTATGACGGCTCAAACCGTTTGATCACACGTTATGAGGCTTTGGCAAACGCTGAAGACGGCGCTCCTTGTCTGCGCACCGACTACACTTATGTTGGCGTGACAACGCAAGTTGATGCGACCAAAGAGAGTTTTTCTAATTGGGACTCTAGCTGGGATATCTAAGGGGGAATTGACGTGGGAATTTTTGATAGAACACAGCGTTCGGTTATCGATAGTCCATTAAGTCCCGCGTCTGGCGGTGGAGGCGGAACTCCTGGCGGAGCGAATCATGAAATTCAGTACAACAGTTCTGGAGTCTTCGCGGGCTCTGGAAATTTAGTTTACGATTCGGTCAATTCACGATTTGTTTTTGGCGGGCGCGCGGGCTTTGCAATTGGCGGAACTCCGTTCGAAGTTTGGCACTCAGGCGCCAACGTTGCCGCGTTTGTTCGAAACGACAACATGTCCTATGGCGGGGTGATCATAAAAGCCGAAACAACTTTCGGCGGAATCCAAGGTCTTCAATCAAACATCAACGCGACAATGGACCTTAAGATCAATTGGGAAGGCGGCGATCTTTATTTAGGAAACGCAAGTCTCAAGTGGCCAGCGGTTGATGGAACGAATGGACAAGTTCTTTCGACAAACGGAGCGGGTGTTTTAAGCTGGATCAGCGGCGGCGGCGGCGGCGGAGCGAACCAATCTTTGTCTAATTTAACCGGGCCAACCGCGATCAATGAAGACTTTATTTTTGATACAGGCGCTGATGCGCTGATCAGAACTTCGGGTTTTCCGGACAATCCATTTTCCCTCACGATTGCGACAGGTGATGGAGATTCTACTACGGGAATAGATGCGGAGTCTGGATGGCTGTATATTCGAACGGGCAACGCGGGCTCGTGGCCTGGCGGGATCACTATTAAGCCTGGATCTTCGACTGATCAGTATGGTGGTGAGTTGGAGTTACGTGGCGGAGACAGTGCTGGCGGTGCTGGAGCTGGCTCCGGTGGAGTACTGATAAGCTCGGGATCATCCAGTGATCCTGACGCGGACACTGGGAACATATTAATTACATCACAAACGACTACAAATGGTGCCTCTGGATTCGTAAGACTAAAATCAGGAGGTACTACCGATGGATCTTCTGGTCACGTTCAACTAGAAACGGGTGGGGTGTCTGGCGGCGGCACACGCGGCAAGATCAAACTAAAAGACGGCTCTGAGGGTACTTCTGGATATGTTTGGACATCGACTGGAACGGACGGCGAAGGCGCTTGGATGCCAGGCGGCGGATCGCCTAGCGATTTTCTTTTCACAAACACTCAATCGAGTTCTTTTTGGGGAGGAAATATCCCGGCCCTAGTGTTTGATTCCACAGTAGACACTAGCGGTAACACAGCGGTCTGGTTTGGAAGCTCTGACACGGTAAATGACAACGAAATAAGCGCTCCTATCATTTTTGCCACGGGCACAATGCTCGGAGCAACATCAACAACTGATGGAACTTCGTCTGCAATTTACATGACAACCGGAGATAACTATTCTTCGGCGTTTTCTTCGACAACTCAGATCACCGGCAACATAAACATCAGTACTGGTTATGCTTATAACAGTGGAAAAACAGGTGGAGTGAACATCTTTACTGGAAATTCTGGCGCGGCACCTGCGGCCGGTGACGTTCGTTTACAGCCTGGCTCTGGTACAAGTGCAACGGGCGTGATTAAGGCGCGTGCACCACTCGTGTTAGATCCTGATTCTGGTTCATTTGGTCGTCCCGCCGCTGGCTCCACTTATCGCGGAGCTTTGTGGTATAACCGAAACGGATCTGGTGTTGCAGATAGTTTAACTATCTGTGTGAAAAATTCGTCTGACACTTATTCCTGGATCGGAATTCAGCCAGAAAAACTGTCTAGCGATCCTTCGTCTCCTTCGGCTGGAGATATGTACTACAATACGAGCTTAAATAAACTAAAAGTATATAATGGCACAGCTTGGGAAACGGTAACATCGTTATAGCGCTCCTATGCGTTAAACTAGGGGGAATGAAATGAAGTTATTTGGTCAGCTTGAATCAGCGTGCCTTGAACAATTGTCTTCAGATCCTGGGACAAGTGTTCAAGGAAGGTTTTGGGAAAACACAACTGAAGCTAGAATCAAGCATGACAACGGTGTAACGAAACGGGCTTTGTTTAGAAACGATGACAAAATCATCGTTGGGAACGACGGAACGCCTGCGAATAACGTTCGCATTCACCGCGGCGGCGTTGGTCTTATCCAAGACGTTTTCGGAGACGATGTAACGTCAGAGGGATCATCGGCTACACTTTTCGCCGAAAGATCTTTCCGTCTAGAAAATAAATTAAACTCTGGATTGCCTGCGGCTGGAAATGTTGGCCGCAATATTTTTGTAACCGATCAATATGTTGTTGCCGTTGATGATGGCACAAACTGGCGAAAGGTCATTCCAGAGTTTTCAAATAACGACGCAACGACCGGCACAACGGTTCAGCTTGCGGCGATCACGGCGTCTGTTGTTCGTTTAACTGGAACTTTTGCAACACTAAGTATGATTCCAGCGGGATTTGCGTCCCAGCGCGTGACGCTGATTAACCGAACCGGTGCTGATGTTTCGGTGAGCCATGATTCTGGTGCGACTCCGGCAAATAGAGTTTTGACCGGAACTGGCGCAAACCTTGTTTTCAAAAACAATTCAAGTTTGCCGCTTTATTACGACGGCACCACGCAAAGATGGCAAGTTGTTGGTGAGGCGTCTGGAGCGGCATCGGGAGGTGGAGCGCTTCCGAATTCAATGTTCACCTTGATCACGTCTGACTACACGGTTCTTGTAACTGATGACGTGATTTTAGCCGACACAACACTTGGTCCAATCAACGCCACACTTCCAAACCCGGTTGGAAACTTCGGAAAAGTTTTGGAGTTTGAAAAAACTGGTCGCCAGAACAATCCTTTGGTTTTGGTTGGAACAGTTAGCGGAATGGTGAATGAGGAAATTTGGGCGCTAAACGCTCCGCTAAGAATAATTTCTGACGGCTCCACGTGGAAAAAGATTTCTGCAATAAATGGAACTTTGCTTTTTGAAACGCCAGATCCGAGTTTGTTTGTTCTTTGTGCGGCGACATCGACGGCAAACGTTTCCCTTGAAACAATGTCTGAGGCGTCTTTAACTACAATCGACAACATTCGCCCGAAGTCTGGACAAAAAATTCTTCTCAAAAGCCAAACGGCGCCAGAGGAAAACGGCATTTACGTTATGCCCGCGACAAATATTGTGATCGCGGCAACGGCTACGGGAAATGAAAATATTGCGACACTCGCAAATGGCTCGGTTGTGAACGCTCACATTTGCTCGACTGGCGAAAAAGTATCTTTAAGATTCCAGACAAATCCAGCTGAAAATGGAATTTACGTCATCGGCGCCACGGCCGGGACAACGGTTAGGGACACTTCTCAGCGCGATCCATCTTATACGACACCGCTATCTTTGCGTGATGCGGTTGTTTGGTCAGATTTTTACAATTATCCAGCGGCATCCGTTGCTCTTTGTGCGACTGAAACAGTCGCTTCGCACACAAATGATTTGCAGCTTTGGAGACAAACAAATCAAAATCTTTCGACTTTCACCGGTCAAGGCTGGAGCGGCTCATCGTTTTCATTCAGCATTAAGGTTCCATCGGGCGTCAGCCTCGTAAAATATGAAGTTTGCGGCACTGGCGGCGGTGGAGCGGGAGCGCTCACAACGCGTGGCGCTGGCGGGGGATGCGGAACGCTTCCGATTGAATTTTCATTAAAGTATATCGGGCTTGCCGCAAATATCGGCATCGTTTTACCAGTTGGATCTAAGCCTGGAACCGGAAAAACCGGAACCGCTGGAGCGCAAACAAGCATTCAAATTTCTCAAGACACCAATTCTTATTTGATCACTGGCGGTCTTGGCGCCCTGGCAACAGGTGTGACAACGACAACGCCTGCGGCACTTCCTGGCGGTCCACTATTCACGGCTGGAGCGATTCCAAACGGAAGCGGAGGATCTACATACTTTGCAGCTGGAGGCGCCGCTGGAACTGGTGGAGCCGCAGCTGGAGGCGGTGGAGGATCTGGTCAAGGAAATGGTGGAAATGGTGGAAATGGATCTGCGGCCGCGAATTTCCTTGGAGGAAACGGCGGTACAGGAACCATACTTAAGTTTGGCGCTGGAGGCGGAGGCGGTGGACAAGGTCCGGCCAGCGGCCGACCTGGACGCGGTGGATTTGGTGGACCTGGATTTGTTCGGATAACTTGGGCCTAAAACACAAACGGTTTAAAGCCGAATGGTGAAGAATGCTTGATGCAAATGCAGCGGCCACACAAATTCCATCTAGTGTTTATGTGATAATTGGAACATTGATTGTTGCCAACATCGGAACAGTTGTGACGATATTTTATGGCATCGGAAAAGTAGTTTGGTTTATTTCGAAACTCGACTCTCGTGTTGAAGTTCTGGAAAGAGAAACGGCGAAGGATATTGATGCCGCTCACCAGGCGATAAGGGACATTAGGACTCAAATTCCAAAATGTGAGTTAACAAATTAAACCAAGGAGCATGAAATGAGTTGGGGTTCGATTTTTGAGTTTTTAAAGGGAATTTTGCCGACAAAAAAGATTGCGGCATGGATTGTTGGAATTTTAGCCGCGGTTGTCGCATTGTTTATGGGCGTAAATGCGACTGATTTGAAGGCGACTTATTGCGCGACTCCTGGAACGGTTGAGCTTCCAAAGCTCCCGAGCCAGCCCGCAGCTGCGGCTCCGGCTGTAGCGCCAGCAACGACATCGCCCGCGAAATAGGAGTTAAAAATGTCAACGACACTGACCTATGGACAAAAGATTCCGGATGCTGGAGACCGCGGAGTTCCGCTTTTTCAGGATCTTGAGGATAACTTTACTCGCATAGACGGGCACAGTCACAACGGAATTGATTCCCCGCTGTTAACTGCGCAAGCCTTTGTCGGTGTCGCTGACACAATTTTAGCGGCCAACTGGGTTTCTTATGGCGGACCAATCGGACACTATAGACAACTGGTCACGATGCACGTTGGGTTTTTGTTTAACACAACAAAAATCGCGTTTCGCACAACAACCGGTCAATATATTTATCCGACTGTTGAGCGTGTTTCGAATACAACATATTATGTTTACACAACTGATCCATCACAGGATTTCATAGCGGTTTATGGCGGCTAGTAACGCACAGCCTTTTGAAGTTAACGATTTTTCGCTCGGTGTAACCGACCACGTTTTTGAACAAAAACCTGGAACGGCTGCTGAGCTTATCAACTTTACGATTGGCCATGACAAAAAGCCTATTTCTCGTCCTGGGAGCGACGTCGATAATTTATCTTTCGCTGAAATTCCAACCGGTGAAAGAGTCGGCGCGCTCTTTAATTATGCAAATAATGACAAGCTTTTCTATCAATCCGAACGGTCTTTGTTTTTCCGAAACCCCGGTGTCTTTAATGAAATCGTCGGACCTTCGGGAAACTCTGTTTTTTCAGCTGGAGATTTGTCAGCCGTTCCAAGTTTTGCCCAATGGAACAGACAAGTCTATGTGAGCAACGATTCGTTCGCGATTCCAATGAAAGTCTATAAGGATCAGGCCGGAGCGTATCAGGTTCGAAATGCTGGAATGCCTGAGCTTGCGAGTGAGCCGGTTGTTACAGCCGGAGCCGCGGGCGATCAGTCTTTCATTTATGGATTTTATTGGTCGTATACCTATACGGTTTTCAATCTGACCTATGAAATGATCGGACCTGTCACGTTTGTTCAGCTTGAAAACTCAGCCGATCCAGTGACGGGACCTATTCAAATTTCAGGAATTCCGGTCATCACCAACGGTGCAGAAAATAATTATGATACGGCAAATTTAAAACTTAAAATCTTTCGCACCAACAATGGCGGTACATTTCTTCAGCAAGCTGGCGAAGTCACAAATGGAACAACAACATTTGTGGACTCGATGACTGACGGAACTCTGCAAAACACAGGGATTGATCTATACACGAACGATGGAACCGTGGACTATGATCCACCTCCGCTTCATAAGTTTAATCACGTTACAAGCAACACTGGTTATTATGCGTATTTGAAAGATGCTGACGGGAATATTTCGCCGTACAAAGTTAGGCAAAGCATTCCAGGAATTCCAGATACGGCTCCGCTTGATTTTGAAATTGAAGTTGATGACGAAATTCAGGGCATTTCGTCTGTTCGCTCTATGCCAATCATTGCGTGCAAAAAATATATTTTCAGAATTGATGGAGCCTTTGATCAATTTGGCCGAGGAAATGCCACGCCGATTAGGATTTCGGACCATGCCGGATGTATCGCTCATAACAGTTTAGTGCAGGCCGAAAACGGTCTCTTTTGGTTCGGAAATGACGGGATTTACTATTCAGACGGCTATGTCGTTCAAAAAGTTTCTGGCGATAGCGACGACAGATATCAGTCTATGCTTCAAAACACGACTCAGGAAAATCGCATTGTCGGCCGGTATTTCGAAAAAGAACGCTTAGTGATTTGGGCGGTTCAGACAAATTCTGCAAACCGAGATAACGACACGTTCTTTTTGTTGGATTTGAAGTGGGGAATTTCTGACTCCATGACGATGACCACGTGGAACGGTGTTAGCTTTAGACCTTCAGCGCTTGAAGTTTTTGATAAGGCAATATTTAGAGGCGATCCGCGCGGATTCACTATGCGACACGACTATCGCTTGTCGAGCGATAAGAAAATCAATCAATATAAAGTCGCATCAGAGTGGGTATTGGAGACAATAATTTGGAAGCTAAAGACCATTCACTATAATTTTGGCGGAACTTTTTTTAGAAAATATCCGACCAGAATTCTTTTAACCGCGGCCGACATCGGTAACACCACAATTCAAATCACGGCAATCAATGATGACGGAAAAGTCACGAGACAGTGTAAACCAATACGGGTTCGAAAGGACTTCATTTGGCGAGACGATGATTTTATCTGGCGGGTTAGCGATTTTATTTGGAGGAACGCTGGTCTCATTGAGCAATGGAGGCGGTTCCCGGCTGGAGGCTTAAGGTTATCAACGCTTCAGCTTGAAATCACCAACGGGTTTTCTGATATTCAAAATTCGGACACGCTTGGCCTTGCGACATTTGATGACACTCTTAAGACCGTGACGCTTGATGAAGCGGAGTCGAAATGGCCGCTTAATTCTGAAGACTACTTTATTGCGACTGAAGCTGATAATTACACCAAGGAATTCTTGATCACTGAGCGTGATTCTGACGGAGTGCTCGTGATCAATGATCCTCTAAATCAAATGCCATCCGGCGATTTAAAGTGGGTTATTCGCGGCTTTAAAAAGGATGAAAAGATTCATCTTTTAGGTTTTAACATCCATTGGACAAATGTCTCGGCGACTCAGCAAACATACAGTTCCGATCCCGCATCCACGGGGGAAAATGCGTGAAACTGATAGCCAACTATATTGGTTCATTTGTAAGATTTGTGAAGCGGGGGAGTGATGGCGTTTAGGACCTTTGGCGACTTAAATGACGAGTTGATGAAAGAGCTTGATCTTGAAGGTGAAGAATTCATCGACGCCGAGGAACTGATGCGCCTTTGGAATCGCGCAGTCGGCGTGTGCGAAGGCCATTTGATCACGCTTGGAATTAAGGACAAATATCTACTTGGCCGCGACACAATTGACATTGTTCAAGGTCAGGAAGCGTACGATTTACCAGCGTCCATTTACGGCAATAAAATCATGAAAATGATTTATCACGTGGGCGCCACGTTCTACACAATGCTCCCGCTTGAATCGAAAGACATGTTTGAAAACTATGAGTATTTGAACAACTATTCGACTACTGACTACTATCGATATTTCATTTTGCACAACACGCCTGGCGAACAAAAGCTGATTCTTGTACCGAGCGCCAGGGAAACGTTGAGCGGAGCAATTAAGATTTGGTTTTCAAGGGCCGCAAACCGCTACACTCAGGATTCCGATATTTGCGACTTGCCAACTGCGGCTTATGAATTCTTGAATGCGTATGTCACAGAAAAAGTTTACAAGAAAGAATCTCATGTGAACTATGAGGAAGCCAAAGCGGATCGAATGGAAAAAGAACAGCTAATGATGTCTGTTCTATCTGGCCAAATTTCCGACAACGAGCTCACGCTTATCGAAAAAGATTTGTCGGCTTATCAGGAGAGTAGTTAAAATGGGAATCGATCAAACCACGTTAAATAGAATTCAAAAAGACGCTGATTTAAAAGCTTTGAAAGACAAGCTTGATTCTCAACAAAAAATGCTTGATGCCAACAAAAGGCATGGCCCTGGTTATGAAGCCCTAGAGCAAAACGCTTTTGAAAAGCAGGCTGGAGTTACCCCTCCAGGATATGAGGGGACGCGAAACGCTCAGACCGGTGAGCTCCTTGATCAGTACAAAATAAATCCAATAACCGGCGAGTTTACCTCAAGCCTTGCAAATGAAGCCAGATCCGTTGGTCCAAGTAAATGGGCGAAGGCGGCGCTTGGACAACAAGGTTATGAAGAATCTCAAGCGCGTGCCAACGCTGGCCTTCAACAACAGCAGGCCAATAGTTCGGCAATGGCAAATCTTTCTAGAATGGGCGGTCTCGGTGGAGGCGCTAGAACTTCGCTTGCCAGATCAGGCGCTCGTGATTTGCTCATGGCAAAACAAGGTGTCGCTAACCAAGGAATTTTGGCTCGCTATGGAATTAACAATCAAGACCTTCAGCGTAAACAAGAATTGACTGGTCAGCTGGCCGACGTCGAACGCCAGGCGCAGGTCGCAAATGTTCAAACGCTAAAAGACGAATTGAAGAATCGCGCTATTTTCGATGCAAACCGGTATAACGAGCAAATGCGAGCATGGGGAGCTAAACAAACCGCCGATGCGACTAGAGCGGCTGGCGGCGGAGGCGGCGGAAAAAAATGAGCCTTTCCCTTGAGCGCTTAACAAAAGAAGAATGGGCCGCGCTAAGTCAGAGCGCTCACAAATATTCTTTTGGAACAGATCGGTCTCCAGAAATGGACCGCATTGATTTTGCGCTTGTCGTGAGGGAAACGGAACGCGATGTTTTGACGGGGTATATGACCGTTATTGAGTTAGATCAAGAATCGGCATACATCCAGCACGGCGGAAATTTCCACCATTCTGATCGAAACATTTTAACTTTGCGAAGTTACATGATGATGTGCAATTTCATGAAGGAAAAATACAAAAACGTTTCGACTAGAGTTTGGAACAAGAACAAAGCTATGCTTAAAATTTCGTGGGCCGCTGGATTTACTGTTGTTGGCTGTGAGGTTGGGAAAAACAAAGAGCTTTATTTGGTGTTGGATTTAGAATGAGCGATTTGATTGTAAACGACATTGTATCCTTGGTTCAAGCTGGTCCCATCATGGACACTGAGCTAAAGGCCAAATTCAGAAATAAGCTAGACGAGCTTGAGGAAGCAATGCGCGAGCTTCCGCAAGTTGAAACGTCGCTCAGACATTTTTTCGGAAGCGGCGTTTATGGTCGTGAAATTTTCATGGAAAAAGGCTCGCTGATTCTAGGGAAAATTCATAAAGGAAAAACCATAAATTTCATCATGAAAGGCAAAGTTTCTGTTGCTTCAATCGATGGAATTCAACACCTGGAGGCGCCCGCGGTTTTCGTTTCATCACCAGGCGCCAAGCGCTTGGTGTTTATTCATGAAGACTGTACGTGGGCCACAGCACACGCTAACCCGTCCGATACGACGGATTTATCTGAGTTAGAGGAATTCGTCATAGCGAAGAACTATGGCGAAGTTCCTGGAATTGATCCTGAAGAACTTAAACTTATCGAAGGAGCTAAAAAATGAGTTGGGTTGTAGTCGGAGTCGCTGGAACAACCGCCGCAGTCGGAGCCGTAACCGCGGCGCAACAACGAAAGGCGCAACAGCAAGCCAATCAAAAAAATGCCGAAATGGCCGCAGCACAAATGGAATATTCGCCGTGGACCGGTATTAAACCACAATCAGCAGAACAACAGGCTGTGACCGCAAGTCCGATGGCTGGAGCTATTCAGGGCGGACTAAGCGGCGCTATGTTTGGAACTTCTCTTAAAAAGGGAATGGCCGAAAACGACAAACTTGCGGCCGATGCAGCGGCGGCAAAAAAAGCTGAAGAAGAAGCCGCGCAAAAGCAACAATTGGCAAGCTGGAACCCTAACAGAGCTTAAGGAGTTTCGACGATGGCTGACTTTAATGCATGGATGGGAATGCTGACCGGTATGAACGGCAATCAGCAAAATCCAAAATCCATGATGCAAATGGCGAATCAGGCGTCACCAACTCCTATTGGTGAAGAACCATCGTCGGACATTCCTTTTTTCTTAAGAGATCCTGGAGCGGCACAACCTCCGCCGAGCGGACCAAAAATCGTCCCTCCGCCTCCAACACCTCAGCCGCTTGGAACCGCTCAGCCAACGACGTCTGCGCTCGGAACGCTTCCTCAAGAAATGGTTCCGCAACAGCCTGCGCTTGCTGGTCAACAGCCGCAAATCAATCCTTATGATTTAATGATGAAAATTGATGCGCTAAAACCTCGCGATAATTCGGCCATGATGCATGAGCTGCGCATGGGCGAAAAGAGTCGAAACGAAGCGCAGATTCAACATTTATCTGAAATCGATAAGCTTAAGGCTGGACTTGCGAAATATGCTGGCGAATCGCGCGGAATTGATTTTTCGCCGCTCGCAGCGTTTGCTGATAGCTTGTCACCAAATTCCCATTTGCGTGAAGTCGCAATGGCAATGGCTCCCGAATCGGCCGCGCAAAAGACAAAAAACATGCAAGAAATGCAGGCCAAAATTGCACAAATGCAGGGCGAAATTCCTGGTCAAGAACTCGAAGCGCTTAAAAATAAACTTGCGCAAATGGGTTACATGGACGAGCGCCAGAACAAACTCGAAATTGCCAAGATCATGGCTGAGGCGAAGCTCGCAGGATCATCGGCCGGTCAGGGCCGTGCAGGAACGGCTCAAGATCGCTTGGCCCTTCAGGCAACGACCAGTATTCATAACGATGAAATCATCAAGCAAACTCAGAAACAAATCGCGCAAATGGCGATTGATCGTCACACGATTGAAACGGCAAAAGAAATTACTCCGCAAATGCTTGATGAAATTCAAAAAGGTATCGCAAACGCAATCTCGGGCGGAAGGTCTGCTTCGGTGTCCGACACTGAGCATATGCGCATGACAAACCTTGAAACCGAATACGCAAAATTCATGCAAAAGGTGAAGTCAAAGCAAATCGATGTTAACGCTCCGGAAATGAAGCAATACTTGCGCGATGTGATTGAGCGCCTTGATGAAGGCTACAAAATCAATGCGTACGCTAGAGCTCAACAAAAAGAAAAAGGTTCTTCGTCGGCGTTTATGCATACCCCTCACGCGGTTAAAGCTATGCATGAAGCGGTTGAAAGTTACAATCCAGCCAACATGAAAACGAAACACTATTCCAGCGGCGGTGATCTTCCTGACAACTTCGACTCAATGAGTGACGAAGAAATAACAAAACTTTACAATGAAAAGTTCGGGGGAAAATAAATGGCGACTCGTGAAGAAATGATCGCAGCATTACGTGGAGCACAGTCCGCTCCAGGCGCTCAGCCTTCGCGAGAAGAAATGATTGCGAATCTAAGGAAAAAAGCCATTCCCGTTGCGGCTGTTCCACCAAGCTTTGAGCCAAAAACAAATGCGGCTGAAGCCATGCTTGAAGGATTCGGCCAGGGCGCAACACTTAATTATTTGCCAGAAATTCAAGCCGGTGCCGCATATGGTATGGAGCGCGTGTTGCCAGAGTCTATGGGCGGAGGCGACACGGCTTATGATGATTTAAAGGCGTATTTCGAAAATAAAAATAAACTGATGAAGGCTGAGCATCCAATTCCTTCAATGGCTGGAAATCTTGGTGGAGCGCTCGCCACAATTCCGGCCGGTGGACTTGTAACAAAAGGTGTGGGCGCAGGACTTAAAGCCATTCCTGGCGTAATGTCAGCCGCAAAGCTCGCATCAGCGGTTCCAGGAGCTCGCGCGGCTGGTGCTGTTGCTCAGGCCGGTGCTGAGGGCGCAGGCTATGGTTTTGCAATGAATCCTGAAACACAGCCAGGCGCTGATGAAATGGACGCGCGGCTGAAGAATGCCGAAACAGGAGCCAAATGGGGAGCCGGAATTGGCGCTGGATTCCAAGGCTTAAAGGCTGGAATCAGCAAATACCTTTCGATGACAAGCGGAGTTCCGAAAAAAGCCATCGAAGGATATATCAAGCATCAGCCTGAAGTTCAGGACATGATCAAAACTGAAGGCGGAGCGGACTATGCAACGCAAGTTCACCAAGAACTTCAAGATGCATTCTTCGCCAAAAAACGTGAAATTGGTGAAGCCATCGGCTCTGCAATTTCAAACGGCAAAGGAACTATTGATCCGAAAAAGATTTTTGCACCGTACGATAACTTGTTGAACAAGCTCAGGAACGAAAAAATACCTGCGTCAGACTTAGAGGCTATTGAATCTGAAGTCGCAGAGCTTAAAAAAACATATATGCCGCAAGTTGATCCTGCTGATAAATTAATTGGTCACACTCCGGACACTGCACTTAATGCCCAAGATGCATTTAACCTAAAGCAAATAGCCGGTAACAATGCCAATGTTTACAATATATCTGGAACATTTCGGGCGCGATATCCAAAGGCATCAACTAACATCGATAAGCTTTGGTCAAATGCCAATCTTGAAGCGCGAAAGATCGCTGATCAAGAAATTCAAAAAGTCGCAAACACCGCAGGTCTAAATAAACAATATTCTGAATACTCCAGGCTTCAGGACAAAATGGAACGCTATTTCAGCGATCCGGAAAAGACCTTCAAAACGCTCCAGGGCGTTGAAGCTCCGAGCAAAGAATTCGCCAGAGATACCATGCGCCAGATAAAGCAAAACCTTGGAGTGGATTTGCAAAAACCGTCTGAGGTTTTAGAGGCGTACAGGTATTTCAGAAAACCAGAAATGATGCCAATTTCGAGCGGCGGAACAACATCGACGTCTAGGTCAGTCGGCCTGTCAGGTCTTGGCGCCTTGCTCGGCGGATCACTTGCCGGTCCGGCCGGTGCCGCAGTTGGTGCGACCGCAGGCGCCGCCGCTCATTCGCCAGCCATGACGAAAATGTATTTGCGTGGTGAACGAGCTCTTTCGCCGCTCGCACCGCCAGCCGGAGCCATGCCGTACGTTATGAGTCCTTGGATTGGAATGGGGGAGCAAAATGGAAGGTGATGCTGGAAACGTTGGTGCTGACGGCGCTCAGGTTCCGACCGGAGGAACGAATCGCGATTTCGGTAATATGTTGAATGCATATATTAAAAAAACACCAAAAAAGAAACATAAGGGCTTTAGCGCCTGGACGAAAGTTAAATAAGGAGTTCACATGAGCAAAGACAAATATTCAGTGCATTGGGATGGATCTGAAGACGAACATCACGGCGAAGTGTTAGCTAAGCCAGCTGGCCAAGAAAAAGGTTTACCTGAGCATATCTTAGACCAACATCATGAAACCATGATGAAAGCTGACGCCATCAAAGCAAACCCACATATCATGAAGCATTTGATGCCTCACATGGAAAAGAAAATGGCGGCCATGAAAAAGACCATGGGCGAACACGAAAAAATCACGAGCATTGATCAGATCAAAGAAAAATCGAAAAAAATGAAATAGGGCTCTGTCACCACGTTATGGCTTCAAGTCGAAGGGGGAGGGTTTCCTCCCCCTTTTACTTTTTAATGGGATGTTGGTTGGGTTGGCTGTGGTTGTTCGGGAACAGCTTTTAGAACCGGCTCTGCGGTTTCATCAAAGGGTGCAAACACCGGCTCCAAAAGCATCAAATCCTGTGGCGAAAACTGAACCGTTTCAGCAAGCTTGGAAGCATCAACGCGGTTTATTTTTACGCTGAAGTCATGAGCATCTAGCTTTTCCATTTCGGCCGCGTATTCCTTGCGATATTCTTCTTTGATTTGATAAAATCCAGGTTTCTTTTCGTCTTCAGTCCCGTATTTTTTCAAAATTCCTAAATGCGTTTCGTCGCAAAGTTTCTGCTGTTTCTTAATTTCTCGGCCAAGTAGTGCGAGCTTCATGCCGACATCAAAGCCCATCGCTTGACCATAGATCTTTCCAAGCGATTGCATAAATTCAGAATTGCGCAAATTTCCCCAAGTTAACTTGATCATTGTTCCCCCTTAAAACGGTATTTCGTCGGTTGTTGTATCGCCGCCGAAGCCTGATGCGGCCGGAGCGGAATCTGAGTTCACAGCATCGGATGACTTTGGCTTATTGTCACCGACAAATTGAACGGAGTGAGCAACAATTTCGGTGCTATATTTTTTGACTCCGTCATCGCCTTCCCAGCTGCGGGTTTGCAGTTCCCCTTCAATATAGACCTGGCGACCTTTAGCGAGATATTTACCGCAGATTTCAGCTGTTTTTCTAAAAGCAACGATTCGGTGCCATTCCGTTTTTTCTTTTTTCTCACCACTATCGTCCTTCCATTCTTTTGATGTTGCGACACTGAAATTGCAGATCGCTACACCTTTGGCGTCTTTCATTTCAGGATCTTTCCCCAATCGTCCCAATATAATGACCTTGTTTACTCCGCTCACTTTTCCCTCCGCTGTTATACGGCGCCGGATTTATCCGTTGCCGCGGTTGTTGAATTAAGGCACCACGCTCTAATTGCAGCGCCAGTTTGTTCGCTAATTTTAAAAGGTTCTTTTCCTTGAAAAAGCCCAATATTGTCCTTCGAAGCCTTCGCCAGATTGCCGTCCTGATCAAGATCAAACTGAAGCATCCATCGATATTCAACATCCTCCCTTTGAATATCTTTTGTCCCAATTTTTTTAGGCTGTTGTTTACCGTTAGGCCCAGCTTCCATTATATAGTCCACCTTTTTTCTAACAGTACAAATTATGTGAATGGGGGACGACAATATCTTATTAAAAACAGCATCGTGCCTTGGCGTAACTTTTTTCCAAGCGGTGAAGGAGTTTTTAACCGTATCGGAAACATCTTGATGGATGTCGAGCGCTCCGCCAATTCCGGCCCATTCGTCGCTAATTGAATCAATAATTAAACATTTAAGCCCTGCTGCCTCGGCAATTTCTATTATTTTAATAAAACTTTCTGGAGTATAGGGCGGACTCATTTCAACTACTTTAAATTTATCTGGAAACATTCCTAAATAGCATTGTGCGCGTCCTGTTTCGGTTTGGGCAACGCCTACGTCCTTCATGTTTTGTACTAATCCTTTGGCGATCATCAAGGCGCCCAAGGTTTTTCCGGCGCCTGATTTTCCAGCTAAAGCCATTTTAATTCGCACATCTTTTTGTTCCGCAATTTTAAATTCCACGATAACCCCTTTTTGGAATTGTTAACGCCTCTTCTAAAGTCCAACCCCACGTATATATTCTTCGGTAAACATTTTGATAATCTACTGAGCTATATTCTTCGACAAGATCGATAAGACTTTTTCTTTTCCCTCGGAAATTAAAATATATCGTTTGTCTACGATTCCTATTTTGAGTTTTTATATTTGCCCATCGGCAATTGGCGGGAGTGTAGTTTCCTTCTACATCGATTCTGTCTAATGAATGCTTGGGAGACGGCTTTTTTCCCATATCGTTTAAAAAATTTTCGAAAGAATTTTTCCATCTTTTGCACACAGAAATTCCACGTCCGCCATAGCAATGATAGCTGATGTGTTTCTTGTTTCTGCATCGTTCATTCATTCCTACCCATGACTTATATTCTGGACACTTGTCAGCGAGTCCATGTTTTTTATTATGGGTTACCAATCTTTTTATTGCGATTTCGCGAGACAAACAGCCGCAGGACTTTGTTTTACCCTTTATCAAATTCCAAGAACGTATTTTTTTTGTATTTCCACAAATGCATTCTGCAACAACAAATCCTTTGTTTAAAAGTTTTGTTATTCTAAGCCTAGAAAAACCCTGTCCTACGAATAGGTCCCGTGGTCTCAGCATTCGAGCCCCTTAGGAATTATTTTGTTAACAGCCCAAGTCGGCGGACTAATTTCCGGAATATCATCGCCTTGCGGGAAATAGCCCGGCCAAATTCCAGTCTTCAAAGCCGTTTCGAGTTTCATCACTGAATCAAGCCATTTTTGATGACCGGTCTCAAAGCATGAAGCGCTTGCTTTATAAACTTGAGTTGTATGCGGCTCATCACTTGCAATGCAGATAAAGTTCGCAGGCGATTCAACATCCATCACACGCCTAATAGCTTCGTGATAGTGATAAAGCGAAAGATCATAATTTTTTTCGTGAATCGCTTTTGAGAAAAAATCAGGGCTCGCATCGCGAGTTGTCTTAAGCTCACTCCACCATTGCGATGATGCCTGATCTAACTTCGCTTTGAAGTTTAATCCTGAAAATGGACACGTCCAAAAGAATGCACACTCCTTGCGACCGTGACCAAGAAGTTTCACGATTTGCGGATTTCTCTCGGCCGCTGATTTCATGTTTTGAGCCGTCGCCAGGAGCTCCGCTGTCACTGGGGTTTTCCCGGCATTTTCGGTGAGAAGTCGTTCTTTTTCAGCCTTGCCGTCGTTAGTTCTTAAGTTCAGATCCGGCATATAAAAGAATTCTTTTTCATAGTCGTTCGGCATCAAAAGCATGGTGTGAACGAGTGAGCCAAGAATTTGCTCAGGAGTTTGTTTTATCGGCTCGTCTTTTCCGCGACCGAAATAGTGATAATGGAAAATTTCAGGATTGGTCTTATACATGAATTTTAGATCCGATGAAGACCAATAATTTTTCAGCGCGTGATATTCTGAATTGCCAAGATTTTCTACAGCACCTTTAAAGGCGCCAACCGAAGCCGCGGCACGGAACGCCGGATCGGATGCGTCGATAAATTTAACCAAAGTCTCCCCCCGAAGAAATGCTTGCGAGTTCCTAAATTAACCACATAAAATTTTTATTGCAATGTCAAAACACCGTAGACAATCCACCATTGACGCTATGAACCGTTTTTATCAGCGCCAACTCAATGAGGGTAAACCAAAAGAGTCAAGGGCGCACTATGGCAAACCGGAAAAAGAAGTCGAAAAAGCTTGCTTGGATTGGATGCGTTCACGCGGTTGGAGTGTTCAAATATTTGAAGCAAAAGCGACATGGAGTCCGGAAGCGGGACGCTTTATTCAACAATCGATGAGGGCTGGAACGTGTGATTGTTTAGGAAATACCGATGAGGGAATTGGATGCGCGGTTGAATTCAAAGCGCCTGGCGCATTATCAACTTTCAATTCTGAAAAAAGACATTTGCAGCGCGAGTTTATTATTCAAAAAATCAAAACAAACTGTTTCGCGTGTGTTGTTGATTCGGTTGAGCGACTCGAATTGATCTACACAGAATGGCTCAAAATAAAAAGTGAAGACAGAGAAAAATCACGCGAGTATCTTATTTCAATGCTCCCGCAAAAATCTTTGAAAACTAGACTCAAGGATGAGCGGCTATTTGACGAATAAATTATCGCACGCAATTCCATCTTTAGACCTCCGCGGTCCCGAGGGCCAACATGCTCCAACGTGTGATTGGCTGAACCTAGGCTCGGGACGCGGCTGGTCGCCTCATAACGATGTTACCACGGCGCGACGCCACTGATCAGTGATCCATATTGCCGGAATATTTCCGTCATAAACCCACCAATTTTCTGGATCACCATATGCGCTTAAGTCCTTTGCGACATCAGGAACCAAAAACTGCATTTGAGTCCACGGCTTGCAATTTTCCATTCCGTGTTCAGGAATACATATCGTGAGCCGAACTTCGTTTCTCTTATAGGGCAACGTAGAATTTGGATTGAGCCATGACTGATCGAAATCAGGATTTTTCGTTATCCATTGCTTATTTGGAATTACTGTCAGTGGATTAAGCGTTTTCAGCATACAGCCGCGGGTGAGTCCATTTTTCAATATGGACTTCAAAAACCTTTGAGCCGTGAAATGATAAAACGTGTTCAATTCGGCCCTGGCGGCAAGTTGTTCAAAAGCCAAATGATAGACACAATCATCAGAATCCAAAAGAGCGCCTGAATTCCGCCTTCGAGAGTCGTTTCACTCATCGCGCTTTTTTATCCAGCCGCTCGCTCATGTCTTTTTTCATGGCTTTAAGGATGTCTTCTTTGTCAACGTTCAGGATGCGCGACAACTTTTCCACGTGACGCGCAGGTAACAAACAATGGCCCGCCTCTATACGGCCCAAAAAAACATTCGTGAAGCCCATATAAGTGGATACCATTGTTTGCGATAGCTCGCGCTTTTCACGCGCGAGTTTTATTAAGTGACCGGTGTTATTCATGCCAGGAAACCTATAACAAAAATCATTTGCTCTCAAACCTTTTGAGCAAATTTTTTATTTGTCGTTTTAGCTTAATATTTTCCGATTTTGTCTTTCTATATTTATCATATGAATCATTAGCTTCGTCCATAAGAGCTTTTCTCTCCTTGTCCCAGTCACGCATCATAGTTTTGAAATATTCCTCATGAAATGTACTCATGACCTCTAACTCTTTCATTTAAGTGTTGATCAAGCCGATTTATAGCACCACAATCAACAATGCAAGCGAAAATTAACTAAATATGTTAGATGTCATCCTTAATTTTTTTACCAGTCAGTTTGCGATAGATCCACTTGAACACCGGCCAAAGATTCACGACCACGCGAGTTTCGCCTTTTGCCACAGGTGCTTCAGCAGGTTTTTCATCCTCCATGTTTCACACAAACCCTTTCGACTTCTTTCCAAACCGCTCCATGCTGTTCAAGCTTAAGTCTACATCCAGAATCATAATGGATGACGAGCGTTAAAACCTTATCGATAACTCGTCTTGTTTCAAACTTCCTTGAGCTTTGGCAATCAGGACACTTGTACATCCATCACACCAATTTCAAAAGCCGATCTGCACGGTTCAGCCATCCATCCAAGAACACGCGCTGAGACGGATCTTTAAAAACAATCGCCTTAGCCCTGGCTTTTGCGCGGTCAACGAAAGAATAAATAAATCTATTTTTTAACTCAATGTTGATTTCCGCAATCGACTTTGGACCAAGGTGACCGTCTTCAACAAGTTGAGCTCCAAGGTCGTTACACGCCTGTTGCGCCATTTTTGCCGAAGTGTAAATTCCATAAAGGACACCGTGATCAAAAATCGCAATTGCTTTTGAGTTTTCCAAAACCAAATCCATTCCAAGTGCTCGCCAATACCATGCCTCATAAATTGCGTACGCCTCACTTGGAAGTAGATTTTTAACATCATCGATAGACACTGGTTTTTTTCGCCAACGAGACAAGGTGGACATCGTGATTCCATATTTCGTTGGCCCGCCATGATCCTCTGGAATATTTGAAAATTCCCCTTCGTTAGCAATTGTAAAGTCGAATGCTTTTTTGAATTCAGCCATATTTCTTCAGCACTACGCGCGCCTCAAACATTCGTTTGTACCAAATGTCCCAATCAATTTTGGTTCCATACTCCATCGACTCAACAAGATTCAAAAGAACGGTTTTCACCTCGTCAAACGCTGTGGCATCAACAACTTCAATCGGATATTCACGGTCAAGCGGAGCAGGAGGATCTACTAAAACCTCACGGCCAACGAGTGACTTTGTGATGATCCGACGAAGAATCATTTTATAACCTTTGCCGTCTTAACGGTCTTCACTGTCTTTGGCGAAGCGCCTGGCGCTCGCTCGGGAATATTCGCTGGTGTCTCGCGGTTCCATTCATCAAATTGCGCCTGCGACCATTTGCCGGACTTTACTTGCTCCGCGGCCCATGCCCGCTGGCGTTCAGACTTAAATGGCACGTCTTGTCCTATACTCGCGCATAAAAGCAGTTCCCTTTTGCTTATCCATGTCTGACAAATTCAAATAGGCTTGCATTTGTGGCGGAGCTTGAATCGCAGCAACGTCTGCATCGCTTGCCGATTTATCAATCAACATTTGCGCAAACTCTTTTGCCTTCACTTCAGCGTCAGCCAAAGTCACATATTTCTTTGCAAAATCTAATGCCTTCATAAAACCTCCATTTGCTTTATAATATTCAACTTTTCTTGTTAACCGAAGCTCTATTTATCTTTAAAGCTTTGTGAGCGCCTTGAACATCCAAAAGACCGCCAACCAATGTGACGCCTTCAACCTGTCCTTCGCGCTCAATATTCAAAAATGTCTTTGGGCTAACAAATATTGTGGTTCCATACACGTATGCTTTGGGATCGCATTTAGAATTAAACGCCACAAATGGGCGCCATGGAAATTCAAACAAACGCTCAGCCCATGTTCGCTTCACTAAACGAACGTCTGAAACATAAATATTTGCCATAATTTTAAAACCGTTAATTTCAATCCATGGCAAATCCATGGGTTTAGAATATCAACTTTTTTGGTCCAACGCGCTCAAAACAATCGGCATAGCCTTTCGCATAGGACAAAGCCAAAATGCGCCCGATTTCGGCCACAATTTGCGCCCTGGAGTAGACGTGCTGACCGTCCGAACCCTTGATCTTAGACTCAATCTTTTTGATTTCATCGCCAACTCGCTCCGCGGCATAGCCATTGGCAAGCGTATGCATTTCGCGCATCGTGTGCTGATCGATTCCCATTTTACCCCTCCCGTTGTTCGAATTTTTGAGCCAGTCGCGCCTCAACTTCAATTTCCCGTAAATCCATCGCCGCATCAGCAACGGCGTGCCAATCCCCGTCTTCAACCTTTGACTGGAGATAACCAATCATCACTCGTCTTCGATGATCAGTGTTTAATATTGTTCCGCCTTTTTGTGGCACGGACACGGTCGTCGCCTCACGATGCTCTTTAGAACAATAATAGCAAGTCCCGCCGTGCGGAATTCCATATCCGTGTTTGTCGCAAGTGTTGTGATTCATCCTTCATTCCTTCGGATCTTTATTCCCATAATATTTATAAATTTCGCCTGATAAATAGCGTCTTGGTTGGTATAGCTAAGCTGTTTACTTAATTCGTGTGCGAAAAAATCGTACACCCTTGTGTCTAAAGAAATTTCGCCGATGGGATCATCCTGACCGGTGATCATGACAAGCTTTTCTCGGAAATTACATAAGACAGATTCGATGCTCACTTTTCGGCTCCAGGATTTATTTTCCAATATTCGATCAGGCACTTGGCCTGATGTCTAGCATCGTCCAGAGCGTCGTGCTTTGTTCCTTCAAATTTCTTGTCCACACCGAAGCAAGCCTTCATCGTCCGGTAACACCGATGGTTCCAAAACAGCCAGGGAAACTGAATCCCTTGCTGGCGCAAAACATCCTCTACAATCGGGATATCAAATGAGGCGCCGTTTCCCCAAACTCGAAGCCCACGCTGATCCTTCGGACACCATTCAATAAATTGCGTGGCAAACTCTTTAAGATAAATTCCCTCTAACTGAGACTTTTCAAAAACCCGCCTAGCATCATCATTTTGTTTGATCCACCAATGAATCGTCTCGGCCGTCGCAAACCGCCTGCGACCGTCCAGCTGCCCGGTTAGCGAAAAGATCCAAAGTCGCTCGTCAATAATGCCATCGCTATTGAAATGAGCCGCGCCCAGCGATACGACCGCAGTATCAGGAGTTGTACCTAATGTTTCTAGGTCGATCATTAGGTGATTCATGCACACCAACGAGAAAATTTAATTGAGCGCGAAGTTAAAACATATTCGGCCGCGGCTTTTGGATCGCATTCGTCGAACGCTATTTTTCTCAACGCAAGGACAAAAAGCTCATCCTCGAAGGCATGAGCTTTTTCGTCATCGCCAGCAATTGCCGCGGATTTAATGTTCGACATAAGTTCAATTAAATCAAAGCTAATAAAATCATTGTTTTTCATTTCGGCTCCAATAATTTTTTGGCGCGTTCGATTAGCGTTTGCAAATCTTTGACCTTTATCTCTAGCGGCTCAAACGTAAATACTTCGCGCTTGTCTTTCGCCAATTCACACAATTCCCTCAGCAAACTCTCAGCGCTGTCCTGCTTGATCGGAGTGATTTGGATTAATAAGGCGGTGTGCGTTGATTCGCCTGAGTTATGACTAACGAAGCTCCATTCGCCGCCCAAACAATCCTTTCCACCATAAACCACAGTCGCACGCTCACGCAGCAGGCGGTTGGCCTTGTCGATTGAAATGTAAGCGCTTTTACTGATAAATTCAATATCAGCATCCGTAAAGAACTCGCTCATTTGGTTTTCTCCTCGGCTCTGAATACAACCACTACCGAAGGGAAAGTTGCCCGTCCTGCACCATCATCAAAATACAACCGCCCTTTGATAAATCTAATTTCGTGGGCGTCCGGCAAAATAAATCGGTGCCATGCTTTGGTATCGGTACGCGCCGGGATAAGAAATACAACGGTTTTACCTTTACACCATTGCTCATGTCCCTTTTGGATCCACTTTGCTAAGTCACGATATGGCGGGTTGCAGAAGTTAATCGTGCCCCAGTCGATTGAAAGCCCATCAAAGCCTGGATCAGGTGGACAGGGATCGAAGTCAAAGCCGAATTCGCCATCCAGCGCTTGATAAAACCCTTTCGGTGTTTTCCAGTCATTGCGTTGAGATAATAATGTAGCCTTAGCTCTCATTCCCCACCTCTGAACGCCTTGAGCGCTGTCTTGAGTGCATAAGCGCCGCATTCGCAATCATCGTTAGGACCTAAGGTAATGTCATTCTTATCTAAGCAATCTTCGTCGTGTTCGCATCGCAGCACAGCCGCCATAGCCAAAGCTTCCGCGCGGGAGAGTGATTCATTGCGCTCTTTAATTGTAGCAAGCAAATGTGTGACTTGTTTCATCAGGCTTTCTTTTGAACAATAGCAAAAGTTAGAACAGCAGAGCGCGCACCAACCAGACTTGTTTATGTTTACAACTTCTCTATCACTCATCCCTCACCCCTAATATCTAACTCCGCAATTATTAATGTTACTAAAAGCGCAATCATGAACAGTTCAAACACCTTCACCCCCAGCCGACTCCTGCGCGTGGTTGGCGAGGGCTCTTCTCGCTGTGTAACCGCCAAGCCAGTTGTCTCCCTCGGTATCAAGCGAGCCAATAACCATCCTCTGCCCGCGCCTGCTGTCTGAAAAATCACGTCTAGTCCCATACCAATTTTTTTCATCAGCGTAATATTTCAACGCCTCAACCAGCCGCTGCGAACGTTTTTGTTCTAGCTCTAGTGCCTCAGCCGCTTTTAAAGCAGTATTGAAATTCTCACTCGCCCGTTCACGCAGAACAGCCACTGAGTCTTCGCGTCCGAATTCTTGCTCAACCATTTGGCCAAGGCGCCTATTCTCAGCCTCAGCGCGAGAGAGCTTTTCTTGAAGCGCTAACACTTCGTCGTCGAATGTCTTGCCCGATAGCTTGGCTCGCAACTCATCAATCTCCTTCGTGACCTTGCGGGAATACTCAAGCTCGGCGTCGCGTTCTCTAGTCAGGCGCTTAATCTCTTCGCGCAGATCATAGCGAACGGCGCTTAGTTTCTTCTCGCGCCATTCATCCTTCTCCTTGCGCATCTGCTCGAATGCAGACTTCTCTATCATCAAGATAGCTTCTTCTTCCGGCTGTATCGGTCTGCTAAAAAGATTCGCACTTGCGCTTGTTAGGTGAGCGCCAATGTAAAATGCAATAATCTCCCTCGCCTCAGCTTTTGGTGCGTCGTCGGGGGAATCCATTAATAATATCCCTGAAATAACATTGTCGTTCTCCCGTGCTTTTTGCAAATTGCGTTGTTGCCAATTGGCTGACCTTGATAGTCAAACTTAATCCGTTTATATGCGCGAACAAAGCGATTGCATTTCTCACAACGCGGAATAAAGGTCGCGCCTTCGCCGTAGACAACTACACGCTCACTCATAAATTTCGGCACTCCGCTTCAGTCTTTCCAGCCCGCATACATTCCAATTTCATTTTAGACGCTTCATGAACACAAAAGCCCATGCCGAATAAACAAATAACTAAAAGAATCATGGCGACAATTGCCACGGTCATATCTGTCCATTTCATTGCAGTCCCTTCATAATTTTTTCATAGCTCACAACTTCAGTGTCCACGCCATTGTCGCGCTCAGTAACAAACCAAATTTGATGCGTCATTTCGTCAAGCGCCTTTTGCGACATAAACGCCCGCGCCTCACTTAATGAGGGAAAATCAAAATACGCTACAAATGGATTTTGTTTATCTACAACTCTATAATATGATTTCATGGCTCATTGTCGTATTCATGATAAACATCCTTTGATCCGCAGAGCGGGCAACGCATTGGCAAATAATTTCTTGTCCATTGTGCTGAACACGAGCCGCAAACATAGTAAACGCATTGAAATATTTTAGTGATCCCCCGAAGAAACATTTGGCTATTAACTAAAACCATTCATGCCATAAAGGCAACAATAAAATTTCGGGCCGGATTAAACCATGGGCTCAACCCGGCCGTACTAACAAACTGAGTTAACAATCTGTTTCTTCGGGTTAGAAGAACGAATAATATATGGTGGAAATTCAAAAGACACAAAAGAAACTTCGGCCCTAATAGCCGATCCGTGGCGCCTAGGGCCGATGAATGCAGCTTGTCGGCCGACTGACCTGCAACATCAGTTTATTGACTCAAATTGTTTTTCACAAGTACGGTTAAAGTTTCAATAGGGTTAGGGGGAGCATCTTTGGGCATTTTCAGCGATAACGTACGCAAGTATTTCGAACACGGACTTATAACCATTCCATGTAAAGACAAGCGTCCGGTGTTGGGAAAAGAGTGGCAACGCTTTTGCGAGGAAGGTCCAAGCGAAGCCACAATAGAAAAATGGGAAACACAATATCAAGATATTAATCAACTCGGACTGGTGCTTGGCGCGTCAACATTAATGTCGGGCTTTGATTTCGACTATGAGTTTAATGAAAGAAAAAGCTCACTCTCAAAATCCGAATTCGATAAAGACCGAAAGGCCATTGAAAAACAACTTCTCGCCATTTTGCCGCCAACTCCAGCAATCAAAACTGGAAAAAAAGGATGGACCAGGATTTATCGAAGCCACGGGAATTTGGAAAACGCTCAATGCGACAGAAATGGCTTAAGACTTTTTGATTTTTTGGCCAGAAACAAACAGACCATTATTCCGCCGTCTATATATTCAGATGATAGCGACATGAAATATCGATGGATCGGGCAGCCAATTGAGTCATGCCTCGACGATATTCCCTTCATCACTCAAGACATCGTGAACGAAGCCAAAATGCTCTTAGCCGATGCGCAAGGCTATGATTTCGCCGCCAACGGGCGGCACGGGCTTTTACTCAAATGGCTCCTTGATGTCGTGAGGATCGAACAAGATGAGAAAAAAATCATCCACATGCTCATTCAGCGCGACATCAAAACAAACCCGCATCAGCCATATCTTTCAGATCCAAAACATTTTGCCAAACATCGTGAGCCTCAAGCCAATGCGCTAGAGTGGATTAAACGAGTTCGAAAATTCGCCAACGCCACAACGAAAACACAAATTCCAATTGGCTCAGACGGTTGGGATTATTTTTTCGAAAACACGTTTCACCAAACAAGAAAAGATATTATCTCCAAACAATGTTTCTTCAAAATCGACAAAGAGACCGATTGGGATCTAATGGCCAATGTCGAGGGCGCACTTAGATCCTATGCAAATAGAAAAAGTTTACCAGTGGCCGGAACCAGAGACGAGCTTGAGCGTTGGACTCTAGAGAAAAAAGACTTAGAGTTTCTTTGTGACCTTCCGCAGTGGGATGGGCAAGACCGCGCAGAACAATTTGGAAAATCAATCAAGTCTCCGAATTTTACAGGTGAGGAAATTTCAGACATTTTAAAACATTGGGGATCAAACATCTTTAGACGGGTGAAGTCTCCTGAAAACCAAAACCGTTGCGTGATTCTAAAAGGCGGACAAGGGCTGGGAAAAGATTATCTCGTCAGATCGATGCTAAAGGACTTTAAGCCATATTATGAGTCCACAACCATGCCCGGAACACAAAAAGACGCGCTGGAAATCGTGTCTCGCCTTTTGGCGGTGCACATTGAGGAATTCGACCAGACCAAACATATTGATGTCGCATTCTTAAAATCGCTCATCACTCAGCCGTCTGCATTTTTTCGTGAAAGTTACGGATCAAATCCAAATAAAAAGATCACTCGGCCAAGCTTCATTTCAACCGCCAATGTGGATGATATTTTGCGCGATCCCACCGGCAACAGACGCTTCATTGTCATACCAGTTGATGGAATTGAATGGAGCTATCCTCAAGACCAATCCTTAGCACTTATGGCTCAATTTAAAGCCCACTCCGACCGCGGTGAATATGAGCGGCTCAGTGAGGTTTTGGAGGAAAAAATACGCGTCATTATTGACAGTTTTACGCCCGAGGATTTGAGCGTTGGAATTGTGGATTTATACAGTGCGAAAATGTCGGCTTTGATGGGCCATAACGGACGATATGCGCACTTGCGTTATTTATCCGCTCAAGACGCCATCGAAACACTAATGGAAATATCGCGTCAAGCCTCGTGTAGTCTACGCAAAGTTCAGTCATCCGTGAAGTCACAGGGGCTGTCTCACCGGTTCAGAGACGGCATTAGGTACTTCGCGTCAAAGGAAGTGGCGGCTGAGTTTGTTGCGAAATCTCCGAAAAACCATGACGCATTCTGACGTGTGACTTCACGAAAACCGATGACGCATGGCCAAAGCTTCACACAAATCTTTAATCATTTCAAAGTACTTAGTAACGCGTGAAGGATGTGAATAATAAAATCATCATTAAAATAATATTTCTTTTTAAATTTTTTGAACCTCGTACTTATTGAAATTTAATAGATGTTTGAAAAATGCCTTCACATCGTTCATCGTTCACAGACGCATCTTGTCACGGGGGGAAAATGGAGTCTGAAAATGAGTGGAATCCGTATGAAAATTTGGACGAAAATGAGCTCATGAAAACGCATGGAAAAAAGTACGTTCAAATGGCCGAAATCGAGTGCTCAATTTTTAGGCTACAGGCCAAAATTGAGGTCGCAAAATCGCGTGGCGCGGATGTCGACAAAAGTGGCGTGATAAAAGCTCTTGAGAAAAAATTGGCGGCCCTTCAAGGCGACTGTGCGGTGATCTGGAAAGTGCTCAATAAACTTGGCGTAACCGATAATTGGTCGGTTCCTGAGTTTACACCGACTTTGACTCAGCAATCGCTATTTTAGTCTGGTGTCTAAGTTTGATTCCGGATCCAAATGAAAACGTCGATCAAAGCTTTGCCGTCGACGGGCGTATCTGGATGCGAGGCGTTGTATTTATCAATCGCCTCCACCAGTTGGTCAGCAATCGCTTCAAAAGCGAGATCCCATACTCGGAGGTGGAAAAGCTTGTAGTCGCGCGCTGGCGTCGTTGCTAGCGCCTGTTCAATGCCAAGCCTGAACTTGTCCGTGATCATCGGTTACCGTCCTGCTGGGCCACGCAGGGCAACGGATCTTTCGCGCGCGAAACAATTGTCCCAGGCCTTGTCTTCATCCACCTCGCGACATTTGTCGAAGGCGGCGTGGTTGGCCTTGAGCTTTAGGTAAAGGTCGCGGTCACCCATCACAATCAATGCATAGTACGGACTTTTGATGAATAGCGGCGCACCGTAAATTAGGGCTCCAAGAATGCCGAGAAGTAAACTAAGCTTTAAATAACGCATTAAATTCCTCCAGGGGTTTGGTTTTGAGCGATCCAGTCAGTCGAAAAACAAGACAAGCGCAGCAAAAATCTATGGCCGATGCGCGCGATACTGGAAGCACGTGGGAAGGACTCACTCGGCAACGCCTTGAAGCTGCGAAACGCGGTGAATGGAGTCCGTGGCTCGGAATCAAACAGTGGGCTCAAGAAATTCCGCTCAATATGAACATCCGCGGGTATGATTCCGGCGCGGCCCATACGATTGATGCCAGGGAGGCAGCTTTTCAAGCCGAGAAGAAACGCCTCGAAGACGCTGCGGCAGCCGGTGTTGATCCCGGAATGATTCACTTCATTCCAAGCGGCGTTAAATAAAAAATATATATAATACGCGTGGGTCATTTCGGGCCTTCCTCAGTCACCACGCGGGTTTTTGAAATCAGGGGAGCACTCTCTGGGCCTTTGAGATGTTCCGTCACCCAGGTATTTTCCAAGACTCCATAATTTCCATCGCGGTCTTTGCCAACTTTTCCAGCTGGAAGCGAGCGCCAGTGACCGCGCACTGACCAACGGTGCGACCAATCTATCTCGCGGCCATCGTCGGTCTTGGTGTCAATAGATACCAGGCGCTTCGGCCTAACGTGGATCACTCTATTAATTTTAACGTGTCTCTTGTTTTTCCCAGTTCCGACTTTAATTTTGTGGCGACCTGGTTCAATACCAGTTTTTTCAACATACAAGCGTTTGATTAACTCGTTTGCGACTTCGTTAAGGGTAACGGTTAGCATGACTTCGCGTTCGAAATTTTTAGAGCCATCACCACGTGGATATTCAACATACATAAAATACATAAAATGACCGGGGTCTATTTCAACCGCCATAAAGGCAATAACTGAAACCAGCGGCATTCCATCATCAGCGCGCGGAACGGTGATATAGTTTTCTCCAGCAATTTCTGCTGACCAAACCTTGAAGGGAGCATCTATTTTTGGTATCTCTCGATTTTCATCTTGCTCGAGTTCCAAAATTTTGAGGCCATCTATTTCTTCGGGGCTATTATTCTTTGGAGAGAAAACAAATGGCTGGCATTGCTCAACGAATTGAAAAAACATATCGGAATGAAATTCTTCAGGATATTTTTCAATCCTCCGTTCTTGAACTTGATTTGGAACAATGACGGCGATTTTTGATTGTCTTTTCGCTTGCTCGATCATTTCCAAAAAGCGTCTCATTAGTTTCCTCCAACACACTGACGCGAATACTTAAGAACGGTACCGTCAACGTTGTAAACTGGGCGCTCGATACAGCTGGTGCGAGTGTCTTGCTCAGTCGGTGGAGTGTATGCTTGGTGTTGGCTCACGTTGATGATTGGCGTACCCGTTTGAACTATCTCGATGCGACCAGCCTTGTCGACTAATTTCAAGGCGAGTTCGCGGTCCATAGTAGTAGTTTCATGGGCGCAGGCTGATAAACCTAAAAACATTATCAATGAAAATTGTTTCATAAATACTCCTTATTTATTCGTTAACAACCGTTAAGGGTTGAGCAATGGTTAAAGGATCTGACGAATCAAAAGACGTAGGCTCAATGCGCGCGAGACGATTGAGCGGTGAGATTAAAGCCGTGCATACTCCAGCCTGATAATAAGACCTGATGTTGATATAGGTGTTGCCGCTTGCTCCGATGATCTTGAATGCTTGAGTATTAGTTGGCCATGCGCTGTCGTTGGACAAAACGGTGTTCTTAATAATAACCGTCGATGGCGCCGCGTATGCATTGCCAAAACAATTGTCGGCGTCGAAAAGAACCTTAGTTATTTTCACGCGCGCACCGTCTCCATCATACGCTAAAACGTTTCCGCTGGTTTTATTGAACACCACAAGATTGAACGATGCGTAGTTGGTGAGAAACGTGATGTTGGATAGATCCGCACCGTTCGCGTCTTGCACGTGAAGCGTTGAAAGATCGCCTGAAGCTGAGCTTCCGTCAGCACAGTGAATCGACACGACGCCTTTGGTCTTGCTGAGCGAGCACCCTTGCGTCGCGACCATTTGCTGAGGCGGCCCACCTTTTGGATTCTTGGAGTCTTGATCGGTCGACTCCTGTTCCTTGCAAGCCGTCAAAGCCAGCAAGCTAACTAATATTAACTGTTTCATTTTCCATCCCTCCCGCGCATCTTGCGCGATAAATAAAACCTATTTAAACCGCGCGTGTCAGCGGACACGCATTATCCTTTTGAATTCAGCCGCGCTGTACGCGTAGTCGGCGTACACCATGGTGTTTTGAATATTCCGGTGCCCGAGCGCTCGTTGAGTGAACCGGATGTCCTTAGTCTTGTCGTACACCCGCATGGCGAACGAGTGCCTAAGCGAGTGAAACGGCTTGTTCACGGGTCGATACAGTCTCCATATTTCGCCGAGCCGGTTGTATGACAAGTCGAACGGGCGCTCGGGACTCAAGTCCTTAAGGCGCTTCAGCCCGTCGCGCACGAATTTCGGAACCACAACCGCGCGTTCGCGTCCGTGCTTCAGCGTCTCCAGCATGATTTCGCCGCTCGAAATATTGATGTCATTCCAGCCGAGCGCTAAGAGTTCACTCGCACGCGCGCCGGAATAGAGCGCGGTTAGAATCATGACGGCGTTTCGAGTATCGATAAGCATCCGCTCACGCAGTGTCGTCTCAAGGTGAGACCGCTCGTCGGGGCTCAAAAACTTTTTTGAGTTCATAATACTTGCCCGCCGCGAGTGTTAATTAACATGAGACCCAAGACGTCTCCCTTGTCTAGACGTTCCGCATCCCTATAGTGCTCGAAACGCGGCAACGTTTTGTGTGGAACCAACACAATCATTCGTTCCCACGCTAACCAGTCGGCCAACATTTGTGCGTTCACTTTGCCGTCGTATTCAGTGCCCTCAATGAAGCGGAAGTACAGGTCTCGGATGGGTTTCACTTTGGGTTTCATTTTGCACCGCCCGTGGCTTTTATAATTGCATCTTGTAGACGGGCTAACTCGTCCGCACTATTCAACCGTGCCGCACACTCCGGCGCATATTTAAATATAGCGTGCATCAATTTTTGTGCCGCCTCTAACAGTTCCGGAGCCGCCGCAATGAGACGGGCGTCCGATTCGCGGTGAACTGCGTTTCCTATTTTTAACATTGATATTCGTCTACCATTAACAGCTTGCCAAATTTCCAATCCGTCTGAAGTCCATGGTCCCGGCGTATGTTTACTTTGTTTCATTGTGAACCTCGTATTTAGAACTAAACTCAATCACTTTAATTAAAGTATCCAGCGAACGGCTCTTAGATCGGATGACCGCGAACTTTTCGCCCGATTCACTCACGGCAAAACCCATGAGTGAACCGATGACTTGCTTTGTTTTGATGTCGATGACTTGAGGGCTATACATAGAACACCACGCTTCCAAAGCCGTCGCGGCTGAAGCTATGCAAAGCGTTTTCAACGTCGCGTTCCATTGATTCGCGGTCCACAACTTGATGTACAGCGACCTTCCGAGCGGCCCAATGATCGGCGTTGCCGAAATGTTTGCGTGGTATAACTTCGTAGTCTCGAAATGCGACGCTATTTTCTAAATAGTTTTCAAGACGTCGCTTGTCGCGCTTGAATTTATTTTCAGCGTTGCGGTCTTTGCGGTTCTTTTCGGCATTGATGACCGACATTTCGATCTTGTTTTTGGAAGCACGTTTCCCGAGCTTTGCCAAAAGCTTGAGTTGTCGTTCGAAGTATTGAATAGAACGTTTTGATTTAATACGAGCGTATTTGTTTTCGACTATAGCCGTTCCAAGCTCGGAAACGACGTGCTCTAAGGCGACATCAAGATTTTGCAAACCCTTAGGGGCCTCCAATTCAACGTATCTGATGCCAAGCATCGACAAGACCGAGCGCACCTTCGAAATATGTTTACAGGTTGTCGGGCTGTAGTTGTATGAATTCAATACGACGCGCCCCTTGAGGGACTTCGTTAGTTCATACCAATCGTACGAATGTCCAAGCATCGTTTCGGCGTTAAAGTCTACGTTGGTCGCTTTGAATATGTTTAGAGTCTTGCGGTACTGCAAAGCCGGCTTGGTCTTCATATAGCCTTTTGCGGTCCGGGTTTGAATGTATCTTGCGATCTTGTTTAGTACTGTACTTGTCTTCATATATAGTCTCCTTGTTTTAAGTCCCGGTCGGACTGTTAATTAATTTAGTTCACTCAACTCACAATATACTATTCGGCGCACCGCATAAATAACTTTAACTAAATTAGTTAATATTTAATTGAGACATGGCCATGCCGATTCGGCCGCGAAACGAAATAGCGCGGCGCCCCCTCGCGAGTTAGCGCATTAGCTAATAGGCGCGCCGGCGCGCGCGAACCGTGTCTTTTGTTCAAATCCCACGTACTTAAGTCTAAGTATCTATTGATCTATTTGAAACTGAATGAGTGATTCTCAATTCAAGTCATCACTTGAGACGTATCATTCCTAAAATCTTTTATAGGGGAGGGAGGGGAGGGGGGAGTCAAGTTGACGATACCCCTCCGAGCGTCCAATTTTTAAATTTTTTTCAGTCGATCCGTTGACCTAGTACAGCATCATGCCGTCAATTGTACGTATGCTTCCAGCCACATCACTACCGCTAGAGTCTACACGGGAATTTGCCCTAACTCTGTTGCGTGACGAATTCGCAAACGCAGCGCACTCGATACCTCCAGACATGGCTTCGATGAATCAAGATCAGTTAGAGGAACTGCGAAAACCAACCGAAATTGACTATTTTTTGCGTAAAAAGCTGTGGATTTTGGTGAATTCTGCGCAAAACGGCGCGATTTCTGAGATTCACGGCGTCGATGTTTATAAAGGAGTTTGTTCGAAGCAGTTGTTCTACAACATTTTGAAGGAGCCAAAGCGAGTCGCGTGGCTTTTGACGGTCCCGCACACCGACCAAGAAATGGTTGAAGCGGCGTTAAACATCGGACTTCGGAACTTAATGAAGTTTGTTTCGAAGGAGCCAACCGCGGAGACGGCCGGACCGTTCATGAAGGCGGTGGAATTCTTGTACAACCGCGTCCACGGTCCGCTGGTCCAGACGACTAGAAATCTCAACGTGAATGTAAACAAAAACCAGACGATTCCATCGCCACAAACGCCAGAGGATGCGAACAAACGTCTAGAAGAAATCAAAGCAAAGCTCGTAATTGAGGCGCCGAAGTGAATTTGTCGGCGCTGAGTCCGCAGGAGCTCGCGGAATTAGAAGACATCTTAAAATTCCGCGAATCGCTCCCCCATCTTTATGGTTTTCCCTGGTACAAATGGGCGTATGAATTCTTCACTTCATACGAGCACGCGAATTTCCTGTGTGCTGCGAATCAAGTTTCGAAATCATCGACGCAAATTAGAAAGGCCATAGATTGGGCGACGGACCAAAAAAAATGGCGTGAGCTTTGGCCATCTTTGCTTCCTGGTCAAAAGCCGAATCAGTTCTGGTATTTTTATCCATCAGCGCCTGTGGCCACGGTTGAGTGGGAAACGAAATGGCTTCCAGACTTCATGCCCAAAAACCAGAATGATCCTGTTTACGGTTGGAAGGACGTTTGGGATAAAGGGTTTATTAAACAAATCGAGTTTAATTCCGGCGTCACAATTTATTTTAAGACGTACGCGCAAAAGTTAATTGATTTGCAGTCTGGTTCAGTTCACGCGGTTTTCCTGGACGAGGAAGCGCCTGAGCATTTGATGCCGGAAATTCAGGCGCGCTTAAGAGCGGTGAAGGGATATCTCCACGCGGTTTTTACGGCGACGATTGGTCAGGAGTATTGGCGAAGGGTTATGGAGCCCAAAACGGCTGAGGAAACGCTTTATCCTCATGCTCTAAAATTATCGGTGTCACTTTATGATTCACAAAAATATATGGACGGCACACCGTCTCGTTGGACGGATGAGCGGATTGCTGAAGTTATCGCCGAGTGCTCGTCGGAGGCTGAGGTACAGCGCCGAGTTTTTGGCCGTTTTGTTAAGTCTGGCGGTCTTCGCTTTGAGTCCTTTGATTTTGATCGCAATATGATTCATCCTCAGCCGGTTCAGCGCGTGTGGGAAAAGTATTCGGGCGTTGATCCAGGTAGCGGGGGTTTGAGCGGTCATCCGGCCGCGATCATTTTTGTAGCGGTTCGTCCGGACTATAAGGAAGGTTACGTGTTTCGCGGTTGGCGCGGCGACGGTATTCCGACTGCGAATCCTGACATTTTGGACAAATACCGTGAGCTCAAGCGTGACATGCTGATGACCAGTGCGGTTTACGACTATAAGGACAAGGATTTTTTCTTAATTGCGCAGTCAGCGGGTGAGGCGTTTGAAAAGGCTAACAAGACTCGGGACGAGGGCTATGGTCTGGTCAATTCTTTGTTCAAAAACGGGATGCTTAAAATTTTCCGCGGCGATCCGGAGTTAGATAAGTTGGTGTCGGAGTTGATGTCACTCTCGGCGACTGGAGATAAGAGAAAAGCGGCCGATGATTTGTGCGACGCCTTGAGATATTGCTGCATGGCAATACCGTGGGATTTTTCGGATGTCGGCAAGGATGCAGTGTCCAGGCTTCGTCTTGTTGATGATCCACCAGACCTTCGGTCTGAGGAACAGCGCTTGCGTGAACAAATGGTTGAGGACAGGCGAAAGTTTGCTTTAGGTATAACCGAAAAGGTTGACGATAGTTACGCGTCTGAGATTGAATTCTGGAACGAGTTAAATGGAGCCGGAAATGACTGAAATGAAGTGGAAAGATGCGATCAAAGTCATAAAAACGGCTAAAAAACTTGGTGTCACGAAACTTAAGTTTGGTACACTTGAATTTGAAATTGAAAACGGCGAACCCTGCGCTCCCCGGAATGCGTCGAAAATTCCGAAGAAAAAAATCGCCGAAGCTGAAGCTCAAAATGCCGCACAGTTGGCGTTTGATGAAGCAAAGCTAGATCTTTCGGTCATGCATGTTGAAGATCCAGCTGGATTTGAGCAAGCGCTGATCGAAAAAGAGCTTGATGATGATCCAAGCGCAGGGGAACAGCTTGAAGAAAAAGCATACGTTAGCTGAACTTCGGGAAATGTATAAGGAGTCCGAGCAATGTGACTCCGAAGTGTTTTCCGAACAGCGATCAAATATTTTATTAGTCACCGGCAATCATTACAACAGAAAACATTCGCTTTATTGGAATAGGATTCGCGAGTCGCGGACGCTGACGAACGAGACTAAATTACGGTTAACGGCGAATCATATTTACAGAGTCTCAAAAATTCGAAAGAATTTGATTTTGACTCATGCGCCAGGCGTACAGATCCTTCCGGCTCAAGAACAAGACTCACAATCGCAAAAATCAGCTGAACTTAACCAAGCGGTTTGGGAATTTTTAAAAGGCCAGCAAAACATGCGGCTTAAGACGCAGCAATTTGCATCGGACTATTTTGATTTAGGCGAAGTGTGCGCGAAAATCTGGTGGAATCCAAACGGTGGAGCGTTCAAGGGTTATGAGCAAGCGGTTGACGAGGAATCTGGTGAGTTGGCGGTTGATCCGGAGTCTGGCGAACCGGTTCCGAATAAAGACCGTGCGGTTTTTGAAGGTGCGCTTGAGATTGAGCGGTTTTTTTCGTTCAATTTACTTCGTGATGCGAATTCAAAGACAATGGATGAGTCTCCGTTTTTGACTTTGCGAAAAATGACAAAGGTTGATCCTTTGCTCGCGATGTTTGATGAAGAAGACGAGCGCAGACGGTTTATCACTGAAGGTAAAGACGAAACATTCATCGTATTTGATGCCAACAAGCAAAACTATCAAAAAGAAAAGGGCATCACGACGCTTAAAGAAACGTATTTCAGACCGTCGCCATGTTATCCGATGGGTTATTACTACATTTGGGTTGATGGCGGAATTTTGTTTGAAGGCGAATTGCCGTTTGGAATTTTCCCGATCATTTATGAAGGTCACGATGAGCAAGCAACAACCGCTCGTCACCGCTCACCTATAAAACAATTGAGACCTTATCAGGTTGAAATTAATCGCGCGAAATCTGCGCAGGCCGAAACACAGGTGACGATGGGCCAGGACAAAATCATTCTTCAGGCTGGTGCAAAGCTGACGCCTGGTGAAATTTTGCCTGGTGTGCGTGCTTATCATGCGACCGGACGTGATCCGACTGTTCTAGAGGGCCGAACGGGCGAGCAATGGGTTAATTATATTTCCGCAAATATCTCTGAGCTTTACGACGTGGCGATGATTCCTGAAGAACTTCAGGAAAAGGGCCAAATCAGTGATCCTTGGATGGAACTTTTCAAAAACATGAAGCAAAAGAAAAAGTTTGTCATGGACGCTGAAAAGTTCGAGGGGTTTTTGTGTCGCGTGGTGAGCACAGCTTTGGATTTAGCTCGTCATTATTTCCCTGATGAAATGTTGATTCCAGCGATTGGAAAATCTGAAGTCATTAACATCGCTGAGTTTAGAAACACGGACAAATTATCGTATAGAATCAAGGCTGAGCCCATGTCGGATGATATGTACTCGGTCATGGGAAAAACGTTGATGATCAATCACGTTCTTCAGTATGCGTCTAACGGTTTGGCAAAAGAAGACATCGGTAAACTGGTTCGGTTGATGCCTTTTGCGAACGAAGAAAAGTCATTTGACGATTTTACTTTGGACTATGACCGTGCGGAAAACATGATTTTGCAGTTAGATCGCGGTGAGGCGCCTCGTCCTTTAAAGACGGACAACGGGCCTTATATGATTAAGAAATTGTCGGCTCGGACGGCAAAGCCCGATTTTCCGACTTTGCATGATCAGATCCAGGCGAATTATCAGAACATGATTGCGACTTATGAATATTTGGAAGCCGAAAAGGCTCGTCAGCTTAAAGCCATGGAGGCGGATTTCATTCCGACCGATGGCCCAATGATCAAGGTCGCGTGGTACATTAAAGATCCGACCAATCCAGATCGCTCCATTCAAGCGACTTTGCCTGCGAACGCTATTAATTGGCTTGTTCAGCGCTTGAATGATCAAAACGGAGCCACGGCTCAGCTTATGGGTTTGTCGCAAGGAAATCAGGCTGACATCGCACAATTTTATGAACAGGGAAAACAACAACCGGACGCGGTTAGTGCAGGAATGCCGGGCCGTGCTCCACAACCAGGGGGAATGCTCCAATGATGACAGACATATCATCAGATCCAGCTTCCGCAGCTGGCGCTAGTACAGAAAATGCTGGCGCAAATAGCGGCTCCGCCTCAAATGCAGGCGACACAAATCAAGCGGCATCAGCTGCACCAACTGTTGCTGATCCAGCGGCCGCGGCCGCAGCATCAGCTGCGACACCTCCGGTTGTAGATACGCCGCCAGCGTACACTCCGAATTTCAAATACAAGGCGGCATTACAAGAAAAAGAAATCGATAAGTTTTGGCATCCTTTGATTAAGGACGCGGACTCTGAGAAAAAAGTGAAAGATCTTTTCTCGAAGGTTGATGCTTTTGATTTCATGAAGGCAAAGCGTGATGAATTAGAGTCTCAGCACGGATCTTTACTTAACGACTATGATCAAATGTCAAACACGGTGACGAGCTTTAATAAAGCTGTTGCATCGGATGATTTATCAAGCGCCTTTCGCCTGGCCGGAATTACCAGGGACCAAGTTTTCAAGTGGGCGCAAAAGCAGATTCAGCTGATGGAAATGCCAGCTGACCAGCGCGCTGAATACGAGCGTCACGAACAAGCTCGTCAGCAAAACTCTGAATGGGAAGACAAATACACTAAACTTCAAAAACAGTTTGAGCACACAGCGGTCCAGGCCCGGACTACGCAGCTGGATGTTGCTCTCTCTCAGCCCGAGGTGGCGAAGTTTGCTGAAGTTTGGGATCGGAATTCCGAAACGCCAGGAGCGTTTAGAAATTTCGTTGTCCAGGAAGCGAGAAAAGTTTTTTACGAAACGAATCAGGACATCAGCCCGGCCGAGGCTGTTGCAATGGTCATGAAGCGTTTCGGAAAATTTTTACCGATGGGTGATGCCATCACGCAGCCGCCGCAAGCGGTTTCTGGAAACGGTTCTAGACCAAATCCTCCGGTTATTCCGAATGTCACGGGAAAGGCATCCTCCCCGATTAAGAAGGTGCCAAGAACACTTGACGATTTGAAAAAGCTTGCGCGCGAAGCGCGAGACTAATCGTCATATTTTGGGGGAAAAATGAGTACTAATAGAGATTTTAGCTCAATGCTCAATGAATATTTGACCATTGATCTAATGAAAGAAGAACTGATCAAGCGCGACTACGTTTTGCAAAAAGTGGATCGCGATGACGGTTGGAAGTCTGGAACAATTCCTGTTCCGTTCGAAGGCCAACATGCGTCTTCGATCAGCTTTGGTTCTTTGACCGCTGATACTAACGTGTCGAAGTACAAGTACATCCGTGGTCAGTTGACTACATATCGTGAGTTGTGGGGAACACTCCGTTTCGAACACCGCGATTTGATGGAACATGATGGAAAGATCAATGAGAAGTCATTCTTAAAGATCCTCCCCGGTCAAATCGACGATTTCATCGTCAATTTCAAGATGTCGGCCGCGATCAACATGCTTGATGGCCCGCACTTTGCGAAATTGACTGTTTCTGGAACAGTTGGCGGCGTGATCGAGGTTGATAAAATCGACCGCTTCACAATTGATCAAGAAGTTCACTTGATCGACGGCAACACCGCTGAGGCGACCTATTTCGTCATCGCAATTGACGTAAATGGTGGAACTCTCGGTAAAGGTGCTGTGACATTGTCCGCTTCGCGCGGCGGTGCTGCGGCTGACGTTTCGGCGTACACCACAGGTCAATCTGCAAAGGTTTATCATCCTGGTGCTTCGACTGAGTCGTTCACTTCGCTTGCAAGCCAATTGCTGAGCGCTGCGAATGGTGGTTCGAGTACGCTCTTTGGTCAAACAAAGACCGCGTATCCTTATCTCCAAGCAATTCAGTACGACGGCTCCAGCATTTCGGCGACCAACATTCTTTCGCATATTTTTGCGGCGTACACTCGCCGTCAACAAACTGCGAAGTCTGGAAAATTGCCTGAAGTGCTCATGAGCTATAAGCACTTTGGCTCTATCTTGGCACTCCTTGAGATGGGCGGCGGCACTAACCCCGGCGTTCCCTATAAAGGTGCTTACAACGTAGTTCCTGGCTCGCGCCAAGTTTCTGCGTTTGGATGGCAAGAAGTGTCCATCGGCTCTGTTTCCGGCGAAGTTCTTAAGCTCGTCGCGATCCAAGAGAAATCTGATGACAACATCATGTTCCTCGATTGGGACTCTATCACTCTGTACACGAATGGTTTCATCCAGCGTCGTACGGCTCCAGATGGCCTTCAGTACTACCAAATTCGCGCGACAAGCGGTTTCAGCTATTTGCTGGATCACGTTTTGGCGGGCGATATTGTGGTTAAGGCTCCTTGGAAAAACCTCATCATTCACAGCATTCCGAACTACTAAGTTTGGATTTAAGCGCGGGCCTTTTTGCGGCCCGCGTTTCCTTTTTTGGAGGGTGAGTGATCGATTTGATTTTGAAGGACATCAGCGACCTTTGGTCTCGCGAAAATTTCTTTCGCCTGATGAAATTCATTAATCAACAAGTGTTGTTTGATGGAGACTTCAAATTTTTCGACATCACTATTCCAAAAGCAGATTCGAATTATAAAGTTTTGCATGGATTAACGTTCACTCCGGCCGACATCATCCCGCTGGCCGCGAGTGGAGACCTGAATTATTATTTCAAATATCAATTTTTCGACAAAAACTACATTTACATTTCAACTCACGGCCCGGTTAGGCTCAGGTTTTTAGTCGGAAAACTTAAAGACCAAATCCGCGGCGGATCACAGTCTGCGCCATATGATTTTGTAGCGCCTGGCGACATTGTCGGCCCGTCTTCGCCTGGATTTGTATTTGGAGCGGTTGATGCAAAAACAAATTTATTTTGGCTCACTTCGGAGGGCATTCCTTCCAATATTGTGGGCATCCCTGTTTTGTTTGGAGACGCTACTATCAAACAGGCCGCAGTCGGAACCGAAATTGAGACCGACTACACAGTCGGAATTTATCAGCATGAAGGTTCTGGAGTGAACCTTCAACAACTTGGGACTTTTAATGTTGTGTCTGGGGGTTCTAAGCGTATTGATTTAGACTTTCCCGTTCTTTACACTTCGACAAACGTTCAACTCGCTTGTAGGCTTGAAGTTGGAAACACACAAAACCTTAAGGTGTCGCTCGTCGTGAAAGGGACTTCAATATGAGCAAAATTCTCGTCAACAATAATGCGTTTGACGTTGAAATTGCTGATACTGGAGTGACCGTTGCTCAATCATCGAGTTACACAATTCCTCCACAGAATTATCCAGATTTTGCAGCATCAAGTGACGTTATTGTCGCAATTGCGAATGGAGTTTTGGTTTTAAATGACGGTGGAAACGACATCACCGATGTTTCGCGCGCGATTGATATCATAAAGGGTTGGTGTCCTGGCACAGTAGAGCCCGACACGGAGCCCTTTTTTTTTGATTTTAGTGACGTCATAACTGGCGATGATCCGCAGACGCTATTAACTTATACAGTTCCAGACGGACAAAGTTTGTCATTGTCCCGCCTTGAGATTTCATGTCGCATTGAATCTTTCATACAAGTTTTTAAAAACGGCGAAGCAATTGGCGATTCCAGAACTGGTGCGGCCAAACCTTCGGCGAGTTTTACATGGTATCCAAATAGGGGTTGTTTGGCCGGAGATATAATTGAAGTCGTACTAACAAAAAGGATAGGGACGTCCGATGTTTCAGTGGGCGCTCACTTAATGGGCACCACAACATTATCCACATAAAGGGGGAATAAGAATTATGGCTGACGTACGTGAAAGTTTTCCGACATTAGAGGGCGCATCGCAGGAAGGTTTAGCCCTTCGCGCGGTTCAGGAGGGTGATAGTCCTTCAGCGATTAATGGTTCACTTGGTTTTGCATTTAAAGACGATGCTGGCAACGCAGTTTTGCCGCAATTGAATGCCTCTGGCGAATTGCCTGTTGTTGGTCCGCTGACTGACACTGAACTCAGAGCATCGCCCGTTCCCGTTAGTTTCTCGACTCCCGTTCCTGTTACATTTACGACAGTCACTGGTGACGGCAAGCGTGCGCGTGGAACCGCAAGCGGAAACGCGTCTTTGGTGACTGTTGCTTCGCTGACTTTGGCAGTGAACAAGATTTATGAAAATCTTGATGCCGTTGTTTCCTGTTTTCGCGATGCTCTTTTCCAAGTTATTTTGAGCGACAATGGATCTGAAACGATTGTTGCAGAGGCTCTTTGTGGTCCTGGCCAACTGACATCGAACATTAAGATGCAGGAAGCTGAATTCGCAACGGGCGCGACGGGAACTCAGTTATTGCTCATTAAGGCGCAAAACCTTAACGCTTTATCTGATTTCCGCGCTGCACTTTCGGTAAAGTTAACTAACTAAACGGAAGGTGTTTGGTGTCTGACAATCCGCAAACGGAAGTAGAAATTTCAAATGATAGCGGAAGTCCCGCTCCTGTTTCCGCTACAAGCTGGCCGTTACCTACTGGCGCTGCAACGTCGGCGCTCCAAACGACCGGTAATTCTTCTCTTTCGTCTATTGATTCAAAGACACCAGCCCTTGTTGGTGGGCGCCAACCAGTGGACGGTTCGGGCGTCACTCAACCTATAAGCGCAGTCTCGTTGCCGCTTCCCACGGGAGCGGCGACATCTAGTCTTCAGACAACTGGCAACACGTCATTGTCATCGATTGATTCAAAAACGCCTGCACTCGTCGGCGGACGCCAACCGGTTGACGGATCTGGTGTCACTCAGCCAATTAGTGCGGTGTCTTTGCCTTTGCCAACTGGTGCCGCAACAGCTGCGAATCAATCGTCTGAATTAGTTTTGATTGGAGCCGTTAACGAAACGGCTCCTGGAACGGACACAGCATCAAGCGGTTTGAACGGACGCCTTCAGCGGATTGCGCAAAATATCACGAATCTCAATACTTCCGTTGCGGCTCCGTCTGTTGCAGTATCAACAGGTGATTCGACACCTGTTCCGAGCGGATATCAGCAAATTTCTGATCCTTATGCGGTCACGACGCTTCAGACTGACTACTATGGAAATTTAAATGTCCGCGGACAAGTTCTAACGGACGAAGGATCTTTTCGCGACGATTTTTCTGGCTCAGGCTTAACGTCAACGCTGACTGGAACTTTAACGTTTACGGCATCAGGCCAAACGGTCACTGGCTCTGGAACGCTTTTTACTCAAGAATTAAGCACTGAATCATACATAAAAAAGACAACTGATGCGGACGCTTTGTTCGTTCAGGTGCTGCAAATTATTTCAGACACACAATTATTGCTCGCTGATCCATATGGTGGAACGACCGGATCAAGTGCCGCGACTCTATCGTCATGGATTCGTGTTCTTGGCGGTGGAACAGCGAACGTTGCAAACTCCATCGTGTCGATTGCATCAAGTACAAACGCGAATGGAAAAACCTATCTCCAGCGTGCGGGCGACTACGGCCCGATGTCGCTTATTGTTTTGGCATCGGTTTCTCAGCGTATTGCTTCGCAGTTTTCGGTCATTGGGTTTAGGGATGCTTGGAATAACGTAAACGTTCGCGCTGAATTTAATTTTAATGGAACGAACAATACTCAAGTTCAATGTATCACGGCAACGTCAAGTGCCGCGGCCGACATACAAACGACAACGGTGACGTTGCCAGGCGGAGTGACAACTGCGACGGCGCAAAAGTACACGGTTGATGTTGGAATTGAAAAAGTCGCATTTTCAATCAATGACGAAATTGTAGCCGTTCACTTCACGCATATTCCATCGAGTTATTCTGTCATGGACGTATTCCTCGGTGTTGACAACAACTCTGTTGCGGTGAGCTCTACAACTTTAGCAGTGGACTACGCTCACTATAAAAACTTCGATGCTGTACAAGTGTATTCGGAAAGCCCTGGAACTCCAGTTAACAATTCGATTGTTGGAAAAAGCCCTAGTGGAAACACAAAAATTGTTGGTGTCAGCGATGACTACGGCGCGCTGAACGCACCGGTTAATACTCGCAAAGCCAGCTATTCAGCGTCGATTGTTGGCTTAACTGCGGCAAATACGGCGACTGACATTTTCACGCTCACTGGAAGTGCCACAAAAACAATTCGCATCACAAAGGTTGAGTTGAGCGCGACGCAGACAACGGCCGCGGCGAATAACATTGTGATGCTTAAGCGCTCAACTC